CTATTTACTATAGGCTTTGATTGGGTAATGATCTGAAAAATCATTGTAAACGTAGTAATATGGGAACGCATATACATCCCATGGCTTAGGTTTTTCAGTCACAACTTCATTGACTAATTGTTTTGGTTGTTTATGATCTTTATCTGTAAATATATAGTCTAAATGTTCTGGTTTACCATTAGGGTAATTATATTTCGCAATTGAATTTGATTGAGGGTCCCATGTGCTATTATGACCTGCATATAGAACATCATTTACATTCAAGTTTTTAAGCATATCTTTGAACTCTGGAGTGCCTTTATTAACATTAAGGTCGCCACCTATATATACCGTTTCATCTTTAGGGATATTTTTCTTTTTAACAAAGTCACTGATTTCTTTCATTTGTTCAGCTCTAATTTTTCGATCATGTCCAGCACCACAACGTGAATCTTCAGATTGTGTATGTGTACCGATAACGTGAACGTTCTTACCATTTTTCTCTATTTTTGTATAAACAAAGCCTTTGTTGCTATCATTATCGAATCCACAACCGCTTTTGAAAACATGCTGGATTTTTTCTTTAATAGGATATTTACTTACAATCGCTACGCCACCATCTTCAGCAACAGTTGATGAGTAGCTACCTTCAGTTTTGTCCCAACCTGATTGAGAACGACCGAGTACAGGTGTTTGGTAAGGATATTCTTTTTTCACATTACTTAATAATTTGTCTGATGCACCATTATCAAATGCTTCATTGAATATTACGACATCATTATTTTTAATATAAGAAGATTGTCCGATTAAATCAGCGCGTTTATATTGTCCCCAGTTTGGATACATAGAAACCTTGTAACAACAGTATTTATTGGGTTTGGAGTCCCTAATGGGTCCCTAAATTACATACTTTCTAAAATTTTAGTTGTTTTTTTGTCCTCTTCATTAAATTTTTCTTCTAACAAATGAGAATACACAGATGTAGTTATTGCTATATTTTTATGACCTAATCTTTTAGAAATGTAATGTATAGATACACCTTTTGCTAGTAAATAAGAACAATGAGTGTGTCTTAATGCGTGCGATGTAATAATTGGTATATTATTGACTCTACAGGCTGATTTCAAAGCATTATTGATAGCATGAAGGTTAATTATAGATCCGCCTTCTTTGAAAATGTAACCATCATAGCTAATTGCAAATGTACTTATGACGTCCATAATGTGTTTCATATCAGATTTAGCGATACTGATATATCTAGGGGAAGTATTGGTTTTTCGCTCGTCAATAAATATAGTGTTTTTCACTTGGTTGATATGCTCAATCTTTATATTTCTTGCACCACTGACACGACAACCCGTACAAAGCATTATGAATAGCGCTAATGATGAACGAGTTCTCTTCTTTCTGACGTGATCTTTTAGTATTTCATATTCAGTTACCGAGATGAATTTTTCTTGTTCTGACTTCGTAGGTTTTCCGGCTTTATAATTAACTTTATAAGCGGGGTTTTTAAAAATAAGTCCATCATATAATGCGTCATCTAAAGCTGACCGAATAGCACCGTTTGTTTTTCTTATAGTTTCTTTTGCGTGTTCTTTTGAATAGTCGTTTATGAATTTCTGATAAACTTGTCTATTTATCTTTGATAACTCCATTTTACCTATTTTATGTTTTTGTATATGTTGTAATGCATTTCTATAATGACGGTAGGTATTTTCTTTAACAACAGGTTGTTTATATGTTTTAATCCAATTTTCGAAGTATTCTTCAAGAGTTATATAGTTATCTATATTAAAACCACTTCTTAACTCATTTAACTTGTCTAGTCCAGCAGAATTAGCTTCACGCTTTGTTCTAAAACCTTTCTTACGGTATCTTTTTCCTTCATGCTTAAATTCATATTGCCATTTTTTACCATCGTAACAACGTGTTTTCATGCGTTCCCTCCTCAAAATTGGCAAAAAATAATAAGGGTAGGCGGGCTACCCTGTGGAATCAATTATCATTATTTATAATTTCAGAAACTCTATCATTGTATTCTCTTTGTGACAGACCATGATAGTCTTTTTGCATTGAAAGCTCTTCAATTTGTTTTTGAGCCTGCTCAGACATACCCTCTGTAGAAAAATCAGTGGGAGGCATATTATTTAAATCAACTTTTTGCTTTTTGTTTTGTTGAACTTGGACATTTTGCTGAGGAACACTATTTTGTGGTATCTGTTGTTGCGGTTGTTGAACCGATTGCTCTTGTGATTGGGGTTGTTCAACGGTTTGATTGTCTGGTTGTTGTTGTGTTGCAACTTCTTTTTCCTTATCTTTTTTCGATTTATTTTCCTTTTCCTTCTCAATTTTCTTTTCTTTTGATTTAACTTCTTTTTTAGATTCTTCCTGATTCTCATCATTTCCACATGCACTTAACACTAACGTGCTCACTAATAATAAACCTAACAATCTTTTCATTCTCATTTCTCCTTTGCTTACTTTTTATATTAAAACTCCATATAGGCGCTATTAATCAATACGTTTTCACACTAGTAGGCGTTTTTTTGTTTAGTAAAATCATAATGAATCTTCTTTGGTTAACTTATCGCCATCTAATTTTTGTGAAATAAATTCCAAGTATTTACGCGCATTATGTGACGATAAATCTTTAGGTAACTCATAAGTGAATGGTTGATTACCACTAGTTAAAACTTCGTATATTACAGTTTCTCTTTTTATTTTGCAATTAGTTATTTTCATTATAAACTTCCTTTCAAACACTGCTGAAATAGACGTCTTTTTTAAATAAGCATAATTAATACTTCAATTCTTTAATCCACATATATTTAAAAGTGAGGTAGTAGGTAATAAATATAAGACTTAAAGTTAAGATTGCTTTTTTCATGTTTCATAATTAAAACCTCTGTAAATTTAAGGTTAGTATTATGAAATAATGGATTGGTTTATTCTTTAGTACTAACTTCGTAGTAAATTATATAGTTCGCTAAATTGTATTTATCTACTATATTTTTGGAATAAACAATTTCCTTTTCTTTCTTCAGTAAATTATAAAAATCTACATCATTTTCGTTAGCTGATTCTATTTTGGTGATATCAGATTGTCTAACGATTCTTTTAGATCTGTCAAGGTATATAAATTTCCCTGATTTAGAATTAGTCTTTTTATTCACACCGACGTAAATTGAAAGTAATATACTTTTTCCAAAAACAGCATCACTGTGATTATGGTTTTCATCTTCTATAACTAAGAATACATGCTTTTTTGTAAAAATTTTTTTGATCATCGTTATTATTCCTTTATTAAATTTATTAAGTCTTCTTCATTTAAAAATTGAATTTTTGCACCATTTCCAACATATTCTCGAGCTTTTCGTTGTTTTGAAACTAGTCCGTTCACATCTTTATATTTATCATCTTGAACACCTTCGACTAAAATATCTGTTTTTGCAGTTACGTCACTTCTGATATAAGCTCCTTTCTTTCTAGTTAATATCATTAAATCTTGTTTTTCAGTGTCAAAATTACCTGTAAAAACAACATTTTTATCTTTTAAAATAGGGATTACACTTTCCACTTCTATTTTATTAATCTCAGATATTTTCATATGAATTTTTTGAAATCCTGAATCGAAAAGTTTAGTTGGAGAGTTAGAATATTTGCTAAATCTAATGTATTGCTTAGGCATATAATGTATTAATTTTAATACACTATAATGCTGATTGTTTTTAGCGAGTGATATCAACATCTTCGATAAAGCTAGCACGTCAAATTTAGCAGAATGTAATTTTTCTTTATCGATATCATATAAGCTACACAAATTTTCTAATTTAAAACTAGAGATTGCGTGGAAGCTTCTAAAGATATTTATACTATCGACATACATGAAGTTTGGAACAGGTAAGTCATAATAATTATTAGTATTTTTTAATACTGAAATATCAAAAAGTGCATTATGAGCAATAATTAAATGTGATTCTTTTAAAAGATAGAGAATTTCTTGGTAAATATCTGGATATTTAGGTGCTTTTAATATGACATCTTCAGGTATTTTATGTATTTTAGCGTTTTTCAAGTTATATCTATTATTAGGAGGATTAATATAAGATGAATAAACTTTTACTATTGATAAATCCTTAATTAAAGATACAGCAACTTCGCAAGGGCTGTTCATATGTTCATTCATAGTTTCAAAGTCTAAGACTGCAATATCATATTTTTTCATTTGCAAGTGCTCCTTTTATAAAATAACTTTTCCAATTAACCTCACACTTTCATTTCTATAAAAGTGTAGATCGTCGTAATCTTTATTTAGTGAAACTAGAGTCAATCTATCATCTTCAACAAAGACTTTCTTAACGTACGCTTCTTCTTCAATGATGAATATACCAATTTGTCCATTCTTTATATTGTGAGTTTTCTCTACGAATATAATTTCACCGTCTTTAAACATAGGTTCCATAGAATCACCATTTACTTTTAACGCTAAATCGTGTGTGGGGATAGGTCCTTTAACCATTTCAGTAAATAGCGTTTCATCGTGTAAACGTTCTCCTACACCAGCAGAGACGCAACCATTGACGTTAACTGGAGTTTTCTCCTGTTTATATGAATTAATATCTACAACGTTATCTCCTTTAGAATTCTGTTCTTCCAATTGTTCATTTGCATAGTTAAGTACGTTTTTTTGGCGGGGAGGTGTGAGTTTGTTGTATATGGAAGTGATGTCGTTATTTTCAATTTTTCTATTCTTAGAAATATCAAAACCCATAAGCCACGCTTCGTTAACGTTTAAAGCCTTTGCTAGTTCAAAGACTTTGTCTTGTTTCGCTTCATATTTTCCATTTAAATAATCGCTAATTGAGTTTCTGCCAATACCAGTCCTTCTTGATAGCTCTGATTGAGATATCTTCCGTTCAGACATAATTTGCTTTAATCTATCCTTAAAACTGTTCATATTTCTGAACACCTCCTAAGAATATAATACTACGTACAATGACGATTATCAATAATTTTTAACAAATGTTGTACAGAAAAATGTATTTTATGTGTTGACTTATTTAAACAAAGGTGTTTTAATTGATTTGTACAGAAAACCGAACAAGAAGGGAGGTGAGTTTATGATATACAATTTCGATTATAGTTTGCTGTACGAAAGAATGGCAGAGTATAGATATAGCCAAAGTTCTTTAGCGAACGCAATCCCTATTTCAAGGACATCTATTAATCACAAGTTGCAAGGAAAAAATTTATTCACACAATGGGAAATAAAACGAATCTGTGAATTATTAGAAATCCCACCAACAAAAGTAGGTAGATATTTTTTTGAACAAAATGTACAGAAAACTGTACAAATATCTTAAAAGGAGGAACGAACAATGCAAGCATTACAAACATTTAATTTTAAAGAGCTACCAGTAAGAACAGTGGAAATTGAAAACGAACCTTATTTTGTAGGAAAAGATATTGCTGAGATTTTAGGATATGCAAGGACAGACAATGCCATCAGAAATCATGTTGATAGCGAGGACAAGCTGACGCACCAATTTAGTGCATCAGGTCAAAACAGAAATATGATCATTATCAACGAATCAGGATTATACAGTCTAATCTTCGATGCTTCTAAACAAAGCAAAAACGAAAAAATTAGAGAAAACGCTAGAAAATTCAAACGCTGGGTAACATCAGATGTCCTACCAGCTATTCGCAAACACGGTATCTACGCAACAGACAATGTAATTGAACAAACATTAAAAGATCCAGACTACATCATTACAGTGTTGACTGAGTATAAGAAAGAAAAAGAGCAAAACTTACTTTTACAACAGCAAGTAGAAGTTAACAAACCAAAAGTATTATTCGCTGACTCAGTAGCTGGTAGC